TGCACTTAGATCTATATCCACGACCCGGTTTACAAAGAAAAAGCATAATTTAAAGCATAGTCATAACAAAAAGCATAAAACAAGGCGTAATAAGCATTAAAAAATCTTTTTAGTATCTGTTTAGTATTAAGTATAAAAATACATACATAATCTCGCATTATGTATGTATCTAGTTGCCGAGACGAATCAAATACTGCACCATATTAGTTCTTCATTGGATAACTCGGCGCCAATCAAAATACTACGATTCAGTTCCGGATTCTCACTCGAAAAGAAACTAGGGCGTATTATACTCCAGTCTGTTTTTTCATCCAACAATCCAACCTTTGTGTATATAAATGCCGCAAGAGCACTACACCAAAAGCGTGATATTTTTTGCGGATCGGGGTCTTTATTGCAGTATGCTTCAATCCAGTCACGCACCACGATATCGTAAGGTTTATTAAAAACACTATCATGTATTTCCTTCATTTTTTCATGTGTAAATGGGTTTCCTGTATGATAGTAGCGGTGTCTATGTGTATCAAGCGAATCTTTACTTGATTCAGTTGATTGGTTACTTTTATATAATAAGTATTTCAAAATACTGAATCCTGAGTAGATATAACCAAACGTATATGTAAATGTATTTATAAACCTGTTTTTATTTTTAGTTATTAATGATGTACTACCTGTGCCAATATTAACTATAGTTGTATTAGTTTCGATACTATCTTCTGAAAAATGAACATGTAATCTTCGCAAAAATATTTTACCTTTATATGTGGTTATAAAATCAATGATAGGTGTAAGCTGCACTCCTATTTTTCTCTTACCATCTTCTGCGTCGGGTATCTGGGCTGTGCCTGACTGCCATACATATACACCCTTCAATGGTTTATCTAAATATGTGAAATCAGGGTCAACAACAACCATCCCAATATGTGAGAAATCACTTTGCGAACCATATTTTATAAGCCATCCAAATAATCCAAGTCCTTTTTGTTCAAGGTTGTCGCATAGTAGCAAGTCTCCTGTTTTTAATGTCTCTATGCGTTTTGTTATATCTATAATTTGTTCACTATTTATCATTTTGTAGTAGTATAAAACAATATATATAACCTTTATATTTATTGTTTTATATATTTATTAACCTAGATAATTATTATATTCTTCAATATTATTGCAAATCTCACCCTCACCCTCACCCTCATCTTCATCCTCATCCTCATCATCAAAAATGCTATCATAACTTCCACTAAATAACTCCTTAAAAGCTGACATTAGTTGTTCTATATATGTTTTATCCTTGCATAACGAATTGCAAAGATTTTCTGATATAGCAATAGCTAATTCAATCCTACAAAAAAATTTAGAAAATGTAAGATTTTGTGTTTTTAATATTTTATTCACTTTGTATATTTCTTCTCTTCCAAAAAATATTTGTTTAACGTTAAGCGTATTATAGCATATATCGTAAATTTCTTTTACAAGATTTTCGTTTTTAACGGAATCTATATTTTTATTTTTTATATTGTGTTTCTCTCCTCTCTCTCCTCTCTCTCCTCTCTCTCCTCTCTCTCCTCTCTCTCCTCTCTCTCCTTTATCAATTGGTTCAGATAGATACTCAACTATATACTTTGCAAGCTTTTCATAATTTCTTGATACCAAAATTTTAAAAAAGTTGAAAAATATATTTTGTTCTTCTCTTGTAAGCTTACCAATAATTCCATAATCAATAACTCCAATTTTTAAGATATAGTTTGTGTTTGTTTTTGTGTTTGTGTTTGTATCACAAGGTTCTTTCATAAAAATAATATTACCAGAATGTAAATCTGCATGATATATCGAGTCATAAAAAAAAGATTTTATATTAAACTTTGATAATATTTTTGAATACTCATCTTTATCTTCTTCACAAATATTTTCAATCCTTTCACCTTCAATATAGTCCATAACAATAGCATTAGGGTTTGCTTCTGTAAAATAAGAATAAACATTCGGAATATATATATCTTTTACATCTTTGAAATTATTATAAAAAACTTTTATATTATCAATTTCTTTCGAAAAATCAAGTTGTCCTGTCATGATTTCACGATTTTCTTCAAATATGTCGTGTATGTTTATGTTACATAGGAACGGAATCTTATTTGCTATATTTACCAAACCTTCTATTTCGTTTATTGATTTTTCAAATTTCTCGACAATATTTTTGCGCCGATATTTTATAATTACTTGTTTCCCGTTAAGCGTAGCTTTATATACTATAGCAATCACACCGGATTTTATAGGTTCGCATCCATTGTTACTTGAACTAAAAGAACTTTTCCCATGAATAACAAGTTCATCCCCGTTACGTTTTGCAATACTTAACAATCCAAATAGTCCCTTATAGTCTATTTCATTTACATCATATTTAACATTGTCTGTATAATTAATAAAATAGTTAAACATATCTTTATTCATTAGTTTATTTTTTGTATTATTTGCAATTCCTTGAAATATTTTCGTGAAGAATATATTTTTATCCGCTAACTCCTCTGCAAGGCGTATTAGGATATTATTATAATTCTCGGTTGTTTTTTTGGAACACTTATATAATATATAATATTTTGCATATATCCCTATACAAGAGGTTATAAAATACGACTTCGACATAGTGGAAACAATCGTGGGTTTTATATTTATTAAAAATGAACCGATTTTCTCTAGTATATTTTTCGTGTAGTTAGTGGTTCCAACATCGGGTTCAGATTCTGATTCACCTCTTTCAAGCAGGCATTGCAATTCGTGTATGTCTATGTTGTCGGTGTGATCCACATTTATAATATCATTATTTTTCTTTGCATCAGTTCTGTAAAAAAAAGAGCATTTATCTTTTATACATTGTAGTGTTGTAAACATAGATAGTTAAGTAATATTTTTGTAAATGTAAAGAGTTATTATTAGGAATATGATAATAATTAATATATAATATCAATTATTATTTAAACTTGTTATTGTCAAATTAATATTTTGGTGGCGTTGGTGGTGGTGCATTAGTGTATTACTTCAATAAATTGTTTTAAATTGAGAAACACTTTTTTCATGATAAGACCCATTATATTTTCCATATAAATAGGCAGTGAATGACTTAATTCCAATTTAAAAATATAACTAATATTGATTTTATGATACGATTCAAAGTTTACTACCATAGATGATATCGTATTTATAACCTTATCATAATTTTTTAACTCTTCGGGGTTCGGATAGTCGACATCCGTACAATTATATGTTTTTTTATTTGGTTCACAAACTTCTGTAACTCTTACATACATGTATTTAGGCTTAATCCCTAAATCTGTTGCAAATGGTTTAAAAAGAAAAAGAACATTTACTTCGTTTAAATTTTTATTTTCTGATCCTGATGAAAGTGTTGTAGAGTCTATATTATGTATTTCAATTTTCTCAAAATTGTCTTTATTTAACGTGAACATTAAATTATATATATCTAAATTTATAATAGTATGCAAGTTTACCTTGTTATTCTCTGCTAAAAATTGTAATAAATAAATATTATTGTTTTTTTCACGTTTTAGGTGCATCTTTTCCTTAAAACAAATAGTCTTAAACTTATATTGTGAATTATAATTCATATTTTATTTTATTTTATTTTATTTTATTTTGATTTGATTTGATTTGATTTGATTTGATTTGATTTGATTTGATTTGATTAGTAAGCAGTCTATAATTATTGTTATTATGTATTTATATATATTTTATGAATTATAAAATTATTTTGATATTTAATCTTAATATGATAATATTTTACTACTATGTTTTACTATTGTGTCAAGACAATAATTTTTCAACATTCTTAATAAGATTCACTTTGTCCAAAACTTCGGTTATATTCGCCTTATGTTTTGTCATGAAGTATTGTGGATTTTTTAAAACACGATTTATAGTAATTATATCCATATTTATATTGCCTGTTAATTTTATAGAAAAATTAGGGAAATATTCTTCTATATTTTTACAACCCCAATAAAGGGGTATTGTATTATAAATAAATGGATTAACTATTTTTTCACTAAAATAATGGTCATGTGACGTATTTTCGATTGCAATAGTAAACATATAATTTTTACACATTTCTGCCATGGATTTGAAATCTCCATATATATTATTATTTTCGGGAAAACGCTGTTTATACATTTTTGTGCCATTGCCCCATATATCTATCGGCAATCTATTTTTCAATATATAATTTACAAGTTCGTGACGATATTTGTGTCCTGGTGTGTATGATTTATATGAAACCATAATCGACATTATTTGTGTTTTGTTTTGTATTGCCGCAGGGGTAGGAGTTTCATGAAACAGGAATCCATGATGCCCTATAAATGGTGGTGAAGGCAATTTACCTACCGATCCTATAAAATATTTTCCTATATTATTTACTGCATGTTCAATAAAGTTATTATAATATAGTCGTAAATATGAATTATTAGGTGGTTCATGTGCAAAACCAATCACACAATCTTTATCTACTTGAATATTTGGAGGTATGGGGCAATTTAATAAAAATACATGCGTATATGTTTCCGTAGTTGTAATATATATTTTTTTTGTTTTACCATAGTAGTCAATTTTTTGATAAAGACACATTCGTTCATAAGTTTGTTTGCATGATTCTGATGTGCAAAAGTCACTGAAAAAACGTATTCTTATATAGTTTTTTTTAAAATCAGCAATAACTTTTTTAAAATATTCGCTTTCATAACATGTATTATAGTGATTGATTTGGTATGGTGTTTTGTGCACTAACGTCACTTGATTTATATTAAACAATACTGAATCATATATACTTAACTGAAGCCACAATTGGTTCATACAAAATTGTGTTATTTTGTCTGGGTCTATGTTTATACTTTGGGTTTGGTCTGTATCTGTCTCTGTTTTTATGTCACTTTTTGATTGTTGCGAATTCATATATCGCAAAATATCTCTTTTAAAAACAACACTACTATTTATAAAGGGGTTAACTTTAAAAAGACTATAATAGTATAACCCATTGGTTGGTATTTCTGATATTTCGGATTCTACACCAGAATCATATCTACTTTTTGTCCCAATTACATCTATCTTTGGGAACTCTTTTAGTTTTGCAGTTTGAAGTTCTAGTTTATTTGGTTCCCATATGTCGTTTACATCTAATATTCCAATATAGTTATAAATTGCGTCGTTATTTACTACATGTAACAAAGTTTGAATATATGTTTTAAAATATTCTCCATAGGTTTTTACTTCAATTCGCTTATCTTCAAATGCGGGTGTGGATGTGGGTGTGGATGTGGGTGTGGATGTAGACGTATTATAAAATACGATTTTTAATTCCCAATCCTTAAATGTTTGATTTATTATGGATTGAACGCATGTTGATATTGAAGACATCGTTGTATCGGTTGTGTTACGTATAAGACATACTATAGATATCATTTGTATTTGTATTTGTATTTGTATTTGTATTTGTATTTGTATTTGTATTTGTATTTGTGTAAAATATATATAATAAAAATATATTTTGATATCTTTATTATATTTTGGTGTATTTGTTGTATTTGAATTAAATATCTAAACTGATAGTATTCTTTTCAGATTTAGGTTTGCGTTTGGTTCTGCTTGGCATATTATCATTTTGCAAATCTTTCAACTCGGAAATACTAATCGTGCTCCCTTTTTCTTCAGCGTTGTTTGTGCTGCTGCCGACACCACCACCCCCAAATGACGCCATATCATTACCGCCGCTGCCACTTCCACTTCCAGGAATATTTATACTTTTGGTTTTAAGTCCGGAAAGAATATTACTAATATCGCTTGGTCCTCTCATTTCAGGGCGCGGATTTTGTGGATTAGGGGGAGGCGCTCCACGCATCGACTTGTTTGTAAACGCATTTACAAAATTGTCTGTCAGGTTCACGCCTTCATTCATACCTCCTCTACCAAAATTCAGGTCAGGGCGATTCGAAATATCGCCTTCTCTTCGCGGAGGTGGAATTGAGTTGGGTCCTTTTGTAGCAACAGCTGCTGGTGGCGGACGCTGGTTATTGAAGTTGCTCGACAATGGTGGGGGCGCTGCCATACCTCCCATTCCACCCCCTCCTCCTCCTCCGCCCATCATGTCACCCATAAAGTTCCCGAAATTGGGTGATGATTGTGACATCGTATTTACAGCCGCTTGCGTGAATTGTTTCATAAGTTCAGGATTTTGGCGCATAATATCGTCCATACCAGGCATGGCGGATTTGAACATCGTATTTGTCATATGAAGCATAATCGCGCTTCCACCCAATTGAAAAAGCAATTTTAATTCAGGTGCCATCTTTGCCTTCGACTTATATTTCTCATGCAGTTCCCCAAAAATCTCATCATAGTCGTCAACATTTTCGTTTATTTGCTCTGACCATCCATCCAACTTCAAATCAAATGGGTCGAACTTATTATTCAAAAATTCTATACCAGTAATTGCAGTCATCAGCAATTTTTGTTGAAACTTAATGCTATTCTTCTTCTCGCGTTCCTCAACATGTGTTTCGTATTCGCCCTTCATTTCAAGTAGTGACGACTCCATGCTGTATTTCTTACTAAGACGAACACCCTTTGTTTCAAGTTCTTCCAACTTTTGTAACATTTTAAATTTTTCGCGCAACAATTCTTCTTTCGACATTTGTGGCGTTGCGTCCACATTTGCATCAGGATTTAGTGGAATATTGCTAAACTTACCAAACCCATCCCATGTTTTATTATCATTGTCTGTATTCGCAGTAGATGCACCAACATTGCTGCCACTAATATTATTATATTTTGCTTCAGAATATCCGCCATCGCTTCCATCATCGTCGTTGTAAGTGTTCAGTTTTATACCGCCACCACCGCCGCCTGCATTCGCACTTGAACTACTGCTTCCAAAAAAATCAGACTTGAAATTCTTTGATATTTTTTTAACACCACCACCACCCCCTCCGCCTCCACCTCCAATTGCATCCGACAAATCATTCAGTTCATCTTCCAGTTCATTCAGGTCATCTAAATCAATATTGTCGCCACCTCCGCCGCTGCCACTTTTATTACCAGTTTTCAGTTTGTCATTCATAAGCAACTCAAGGCCTCCACCGAAGTTGACGGATTTGGTTCCACTGCTGCCACCTCCACCGCCGCCGCGACTACTTTTATTATTAAAGCCATTATCTAAATCAGATAAATTTCCAAGGTCAATGATTTCTTCCATAATGTTGTATTATCAATAATAATAATCTATAATTTTAATTTTAAGTTTGTGCGCATTATAAATATATATTTGTGAAACTATATGTGAAATATATAAATCAAACTAAATTTATCATATTTTTGATAGTAAGATAATATATTCCTTGTAAAAAGCAATCTGCAAGATCGTCTTTCTTTTTATTTTTGTTCAGATATCCTTTAAAATTGACAAATTCTTCTTTTGTTTCTAAAAGTTCGGCAGTTATTTCAACACTTTCGGCTTTTCGTTCTGTATATGTTGTTTTCTTTTTTGTCATAAACATTTTTAGTTTATTTGATGCTGAGATGAATTCAATATGGGGTGTATGTTTCATTATAAAATATTGTGCAATCATTCCTTGCAGTGTTTTCATCCGGCTTGCAATCGTGCTAATTTGGTTTTCAATAATGGCGATATCTATTTTAATGTCAGAAACCTCCAGCCCTCCCATTCCTAAAACATTATCAAGCTCTTGCATCATATTTTTACCGATAGTTATTAAATCAACATCCATTGCTTT